CGCCTATATGAAAATGATTTAAATTGTGGAAAGTGTCTGGATTACTTGACAAGTTCGGGGTATGGTGATATACTAGCGTCTTCATCAAATGGAGATTCGTATGAACGGAAAGAAAGCGAAACTGTTACGAAAGTCGGGAAACTCATCTAAAAAAGGTAAAAGATTATATCAAGAATTACCTCATGATGCAAGATCAATTGCAACAAAAATTTTAGAGTTGCGAGCAAAGAATCCCGTACAAGAACCCGAAAAGAAACTTAATCAAATACACAAAACCGGACTCAATCGAAAATTTCGAAGACTTGCCGACAACGAAAAACGACGTTTAGCGGCTATTAGCCGAGCGAAAAGGCGAAATAGAAAGCCTGAAGTTGAAGTTATCAGTGAGAATTCCAATGAAACTGTATAAACACATTCAAGGTAACATGGAAGAAGATAAAGCAAAACTAAAAATTCTCAGTCAAAAAGAATTCGAGAAACGCATTTTAAACATCATGCGTGACAGAGCGCCAATCTCTATGATGGACTCTATCCTTTGGTATTGCGAAAAAAATAATGTTGAAATAGAAACTGCGGCATCTCTCGTGACATCTCAAATGAAATCCGTTATTGAAACAGATGCAGTTCGCACTAAGATGGTTGTGAGTAAAAAGCCTAAACTGAAATTCAAGGACAACAAATAGTGGATGGTTTGAATACCTATGCAACATATCTTGCGGTAAAGAATCACTTTACAGTAGATGAGTATGACTATTTCAAATACAATAAAAAGTTTAGGGTCTCAGAAAACACATTCATGAAACGTAACGACAAATATTACTTCGTAAAGTTAGGTAAAACTAAAGGGAGTAATCTAGAAGATTTTCTTGTAGCCAATTTTATAAATGATCCTAAGATATGGGTTGGAGATCTCATTTCCGAAAAAGGTGAGTCTGTTTATAAGCAATGGCTAAAGAAGCGAGAGTCGATGTCGTATGTATTCGAAAATGAGATGACATTCATGGATGGCATCACATCCGAAGAGATGAATAAATTATTTGAAGTAGAGCCGGGTGAGCATCCAATGATCATTCGGAAATATCTACAAAAAGAAATTAGCATAGAATCACTAATTATTTTAGATTCAATCTTGACATTTATGAATAATTATGATACTATACTATATGACCCGCTATATGGCGAGGTCAGTAGATTGTGTAAGAAGTATCGACCGTTTATAACTTTCGATGTGAAAAAGTACACAACTACACTGAAAAATATGGTCGGTCTGACTATATAATATTATATAATGAATAAAGTGGACAAGATAAACATACAACTAATATACGAAAACATACGAGGTAATACAAATGGCTACAAACTTTGCAGAACTAAAGCGTCAACGAAACAAAGATCTCAAGAAACTTACTGAGGAAGTTACGAAAGTATCGACCGGAGGAAGCGAAAAGAAATCTTATGAGGATACTCGTTTCTGGCGTCCCGCTGTAGACAAAGCAGGTAATGGCTTTGCTGTTATCCGCTTTCTTCCACCTGCTAAGGGAGAGGATCTTCCTTGGGTACAACTCTGGTCACACTCATTCCAAGGCCCTAGCGGTCGATGGTATATCGAGAATTCATTGACTACGCTCAATCAGAAAGATCCTGTATCTGAGCATAACTCAATGCTATGGAATTCTGGTATCGAGTCTGATAAAGACGTTGCACGTAAACAAAAGCGTAGGCTCTCTTACATCGCTAACGTTTATATCGTAAAAGATCCAGCCAATCCCGATAATGAAGGTGAAGTTCGACTGTTCAAGTTTGGTAAGAAAATCTTTGATAAACTGAACGATCAAATGAATCCAGAGTTCGAAGACGAGACTCCAGTAAATCCTTTTGATTTATGGGAAGGCGCAAACTTCAAACTAAAGATTCGTAAAGTTGAAGGCTATCAAAACTATGACAAGTCAGAATTTGATACTGTCTCTCCTTTGTCTGATGATGATGATGACCTTGAACGTATTTGGGGATCAGAATATGCACTCAATGAGTTCGTAAGCCCTGAAAACTTCAAGACTTATGATGAGTTGAAAACTCGATTGAACTATGTTCTTGGATTAGATGAGGATGTTGCCCCAGCACCCAAGTCTATACCAGAACCTGTCCAAGCTAAGACTAAGACTGTAGAAGAAGCGAGTGATGATCCGTGGTCGACTGATAATGACGATGACGGGCTAACTTACTTTGAAAAGCTAGCCGAAGCTTAATACTCAAAGGGGAGCACAATGCTCCCCTTTTTTTAGTTACTCCCGACTCCAATAAATGCGTTGGTGACACCCCGAATATTGACATCAAGAATCGGATGATAATCTCGAATGTTATCGGAGAATAGATTCACATTCTGATTAGTAACATTTTGATTAGTGTTGATTGACGGTGCTGCAGAAATAAGATCTCTAAATTGATTTCCGTCATTTGCTGACGACACTGCTTCTCCTACAGCGGCCGCTGTTTCTGTTGCTAATACCCCCGCATCCGCTGCAGTAAACGCTGTAGTCTCTAGTGTATCAGAAAGTGTCTTGATACCTTCTTCAGTGCCCATTGCACCCATAACACCTTGAGCGGCTTGTATTGTATGCCCAAAGAATTCCCCTGGCGTCATCTGACTGATTAGATCCCCTTCTTCATTCATCTCTGCGGCTTGCATGCTTAATTCAGCAGCTTGATAGAACAATTCAGCACCTGATATCAATTCTTGTGCGAGTTCCATATCACCCGCAGCAATTGCAGCATCAATTTGGGCACGATAATCATTAAGCGCTTGATCAAACTGTTCTTGTGTTTGAACGCCACTTTCACCAAACTGTTCGATCAATGATGCAATTTCCGGATCCAATCCAGATAGCACATCTTCCGCTAACTTCACAGCCTGTTTACGAGCAAACTCTGCTTGTTCTTCTGCGCTATAAAATAAATTAAAGTACGAGGACATCGCAGACCCGAATGCTTCCTGACCACCAAACATTTCTACAAATGCGGCTTTAGCTCCTGCGATACCTAATGCTTGTTGATTTGCTTGCTGTTCTGCAGTAGGAGCAGCAGCAGTAAGAGCAAACCCTCCGTAGCCACCAAACCCTTCGTACATACTGTACATACCTTCGGTCCACGGACCACCACTACCATACATAGCGGCGGAAGGTATTCCACCACCCATAAAGTTAGCATAGTATCCTGTCTTTGTCCAATCAATTCCTAAGAATCCTGCTGCAGCTTCTGCGCCTGCAGTAGACATATCCTCACCAACTGTTTTGAATATATCGGTAGTTTTTTCCGCAGTATATCCTAATGCATCAAACCAGTAATCTACATTTTGCGTAGATGTTGCTAATCGTTCAAATGTTGCAAGTGTGTCTTCACCTTCAATTGCGTACTTAGCAACATTACCATAACTTGCTTGGATAGCATCTTTAGCATACTGAGTCATAGCATCAGTTATTTTCTTTTGCTGCTCTGCTGCAGATAATCCTTTGAGTGATACAGAGTACGACTTAGTGAATCCTACAATCGAGTCTGCGCTCATTCCCATCATTTCAGCAAGACGGCCATATCCTTGTTGTATGGATTTTGCAGAACTATTAAAGTATTGAACTAACTCGTTATCAAGATCATCATATTCCGTACCCTTCTTATCAGAACGATATACACCGCCTTTTTTGATCCAGTCTTTATAAACTTGACCTGTAGTGTCTGCTCCTAGATTTAGATCTAAACCAACGTCGGTGTATTCTTTTGCCTTCCTACCAAACAAACGATTAAGACCACCCATAACAACACCAGTAATGGCAGCACCAACCGGACCAAAAAACGCACCAACAGTGCCGGCAACTTTATTCAAACTCTTATTAATTTCATATCCACCACTCAACATATTAGCAATAGCGTAAGTCATCATACCATTACCAATAGCACCTAATGCAGCACCTGCATTTGCCGCAAATCCGGTTTGACCCAGACCCCCAAACCCTTGGCCGCCTATATTAAATCCTGTACTAGCACCAGCAGACATACCAGCACCAAAGTTTCCGAGCATGGAGCCAGCTTTACCCATAAAACCAGTCTTGGCAGCTCCAGACAGCGCAGCATTTCCCATACCAGCCTGGCTCAGCGCCGCAAACCCCTGTTGTCCGTACATTTGTGCTGCCTGAGAAGCGATCATTCGAGAACCTAAATTCGCAATACCACCACCCAAGACACCGCCGACACCACCACCCCTTAACAGTTGATAAACACCCAACCCAGCAGATAATGCACCTCCAGGCGTGTCTACATTACCATTAAAGACACTCATTATAGCACCAAGGCCGCCAGCAAATCCGCCAGGTCCAGCAAGTGCACCTTTAATTCCAGCCATTCCAGTTCCAGGCGTTAACAAGCTCTGAGCAACATCAAATGCTGCGTTAGCGCCTACGCCCGTTAATCCAAGACTTCCGCTGAGTTTAGTACCGAGTAATGCTGCGAGTGGATCCATCGATGCACCACCGCCACCAAATATGCTACCTAGAGATCCTCCACTAAAGCCTGGGGTGCTGAATATACTTGTTCCACTGGAAGTTTTGAATAGGCCACCCAAAGCGTCTCCTATTCCAGACAAAGATTCTCCAATAGGACCAAACGTTCCTTTGAGCCAATTACTTGCAGAATCGAACCATCCCCCTTTTCCTTTCCCAAAAAGGTTTCCTAAGACATCACCAAGGCCGCCGCCTTTGCCACCGCCAAATAAATTATCAAAAATTGTTCCAAGCGGGCCCCCACCAGATTGACCTTCCAATAATGGCCCGACAAGTGCTTGGAATAAATCGCTTTGTTGACCCATCCAACCATAAAGCATCTGACTCAATCTATCATTCAGGTATATTTGAAGATCGGATTGTTCTTTATGTTGCCTTTCAGACTGCTCAAATTGAGCGTCAGCTATGGTGGCTGCCTGTTCGGTTTGTTGGGCTGTAGCTCCTTCCACATTTTCGAATCCGACCTCGTTTTTCTTTTGGCCTTCTTCTTCTAATAATTTAATTTCTTCCTCTGCCGACTGTTGTTGAGCCAGTTGTTCGTTTCTCTTTCGCTCTTCTTCAGCCCTAATCTCTTTTTGACCTACTTGAGATTGCTCTTGCAACATGGCTAGAGTTTTTAAAGATTGAGTATGTGCTTCAATCGTTTCTTGAGTTCTCTGCGCCTGACGATTTTTAATTTCACTAATACTAGATTCGGTATCAGTTCCAATAGCAGCTCTTTCATTGGCTAATTCTTTAAGATATTCGGCATTTCTCTCTACTGCTTGGTCAGCAAAACTCGTTCTACCTTCACCTACATTACCAATTTTTAACGTATTGCGAATACTAGCTTTAAGAGAATCTGGTATAAGATCATAATCGGTGTACTCATATACTTTTTTGTTTATAAAATCGATTGCGCCATTTAAAAAACCATAGACAAAATCTACAACATTGTCTACAATTTTTCCAAGACCTTCACTTATCCCACTGTAAAAATTGTCATGCACCCACTCTTTGAGATCTACAATTTTCTCTTTAACTGGAGCCACAACCTCTTTATGCCACCAAATTAAAAGATCATCAAATGTATTGGCGATGAAATCTCCAACGGATCTGAAAAATAAAGTAGTAGGTTCTATAAGTTTTCCGGCTAGATATGCTAAATTTGCGGCCGCTACATCATTAACATAATCATTCCCTGTTATTAATGATATTATATAAACTAATCCGTTGCTGGCAGCATCAAAAAAGTAATCAAACATTTTTGTAAATGCTTCAGTAAATACTAGCTCTTTGTCACCATATACTTCATCATAATCAAATCCCATTATCCACGAAGTAATATATCCACCGATAATAACAAATCCATCCAAAATACTTCCAATAAAGCCACCAAAGAAACCGGCCATTCTTTCTTTAAATCCCAGTTCTTCTTTAGCAACTCCTAATTGTTCAGATAAAAAATTATCATCAAATGCTGTTAATGCACCAAAAATTGTACTGAGGACCGGACCTAAAGCTCTAAAAAGCATTAAAAGAACAGGCTTTAGGACAGTTTTCAAAAATGTAGTAATTTCGTTAGCAAATTCCGCAACGTTGGGGAATATTTTAGCAAATTTGGTCCCCAATCCAGAAAACGCACCTTTAACAGAAGTAAGCCAACTTTTCAATGAAGCTTGCATAGACTGTATAGAATTTCTAACTGACTGTGCTATATCATCAAATAACTGAGATATTCCACCTGTAGCACGACCACCTCGACCTTGCGGTCGACGAGTTACATCTTCAAATTCGCCATCAATTATCGTCGGACCTCTAGTGGTCCTAGTGTTAGGCCCCTCGATCATTGGAGTTGTTGGTCTAACACCAATTCTCCCTTGAGATGCTCCAGTTAATCTCGGAACAGCACGAGTCGTTCTAGCAACTGCACGACTAGCAGCCGAGATGCCTTTTGTTAAATTGGTCATGGCTCTTGGGAGAGATCTAATAGCATTTGCTGTAGATCTAATAGATGATGCAATTTTCTTGGAATTGTTGGCGGCGGATAGTAGAGATCTACTTACGGCAGGATCAAAAAGGCCTGGAATGCCAGCAAGAAGAGAGCCTTCTTGTTTTTTATCTTTTTCCTACCCCTGCCCGTTTAGGAGGATTTCTAGAATTTTTTTGATATTTTCGTCAATAGATACAAAAAGCTTCTGCTCTTGCATCTGCTGATACTGACGATTTCGTTCAGAGATTTCATTGAAGCCACGGCTGCGGCGCTGTTCGTTGCGCTGTTTCTTAGCTTCTTCCTTATCGTTCTGTGTCTGAGAACGAATCTCATCTTTTAAGAAATCGATACCCGCACCAATCTTTGCAAAACCTGCTGGGTTTGCAGATAGGAATGAAGCTTTGACGCCGTATGCAAAATTGCTTGCGGCGCCTTTCGCTTTATCTTGGATGAATCCGCCAAGCCGTTCTAAGTTTGAAGCCATTTATTTTTCTTATCTTCTTCTTGATTTCATCTTAGCCTCTTGTTCTTTCGCTTTCTCATTCTCCTTCTTCACATGATCAATCAATAACGTCACGTATATTTCTCTCTCAAAAGGCATCATTTCTTCTAGTTCTGTTAAACTATATTTATGATGTTGCATCATTGAAAAATTAACTTTATAGTAATTAACCAAGTTTTCATGAGAAAGCACTACCCGAAAAAATTTGCCATACCCTCCAGTTCTGCAGTCTCTTCTTTACCGCATTCTGGGCAAGTCCAATCAACACTAACTTTCAGCTTAGGCGTAGTACTAAAAAAGTTAGTAACTTTCTCGAACTGTTCTTGTGACAAATCATTCAGGAACGACGAAATTTCTTCTTCAGTCGATTCTGATGCAGGATAGACTTCTTCTGCATCGAAAATAACATCAACACAAGATACTACCATATCGGTAATAACTTCGATCTGAGATTTTTCTGCCGCTTCATTGATTTTATCTGCGAGCCCAAGCGTGGGGTATTTGAGAATAATACCAATACCTTCTTTTTCATCTAAGATAATTTTGGGATCGTGACCCTCCTCTCGATGAATTTCAATATCCAAAAGATTGATAGTGTGTGGATGTTTGTATTCACATTCACCTTCAGTGTGACTGAGTTTTAACTCAATTTCTTCCCCAACGGATCTTGCACGAAGTTTCATGAAGATATACTCTAAGTCAAACATAGGCAGATTATCAACGTCCAATTCTGTCTGACAACAATTGATAATGATTTGTTTGATTGCCCGCATCATTTCAGATTGATCTTCGCTTTCTAGTGCCATCAAAAGAATTTTTTGTTCTTTCACTAAAAAAGGTCGATAAACGACAATTTCTCCTGATGATGGGACGTTCAATTCAAAAGTGGGGGATTTAATTTTAGGTAAAGCCATATTATACTCCTATAATATATTTCATAACTAGTTTAGAAAGGTTCAAGCTGTAAAGGGTTTTCCGGAAAATATACCGTATGATATCTGTATGACATCGTAACGGAAAATCTTTGATATGTATCACGCTCTTCCCAGTTAGCACTCATTGACCCAAGGGCAATCGGATAAGTGTTGTGTAACGTATATCCCGCAAGGCGATTTCCTTGTTCATCAATCTGATATAACTCTAATGTACCGATATAATCATTATAGTACCGGACAAGTCCACCTCGACCGGATATGCCGTTGCCGAGGCCATTTCGATTACCAACCATATATTCTATCCAAGCTTCAAATATCCTTCTTTCTTGCATATCTTTGCTGGCGATGATTGATAAATTAATATCGTTGTAAACCACGTCAGTTGACACTTTAAATGTAGGCCCCGATTCATCAATATCAATTCCGTTGACAGTTTTTCCTGGCAATTCGGTAGCTTCACATCTAAAAGGAAAAGCTCCTGCAGTATTTCCATTAAAGTCTACACCTAATGACCAAGCGCTATTTGATAAACTTCCTATTACATCGGGATCACCATAGTTCATAGCCGTTTTTAATGCAGCAGGAACTACTAGATATGACATAAATAAATTCGGCCTTACTACTTGGACTGAATTAACAAAAGCTGATGTATTAAAAACTGCCATTTATCTTTTTCCTTTAATAATAGATCTACTGTCTTTCCAAACTTCATCCGTCGATGCTTTTTTGAAACTTTCCATCGGAAGAAACAGTGCAATATCCCATTCCGTAGCAGTAATTTCTAAGAACGGCGTCTTGACATTTTCGTAAAGATATCGTTTCACCGTTGGCTTAAACGCACCATATTTAGATGCTTTATTCAGTGTTTGATAAGTAGCAATCATTTTTGTTTCTTCATCATATCTTTTATCCGACGCTAAAGAATACAAAGCATCCATCAACTTTGCTCTAAGTGGAAGAGGCAGATAATGAAAATTGATTCCCAGAAATCCGTCACCATAAAAATCAATAGGAAAAATTAAAGGAAACACATCATAGTATGGCAAAGTTTTCTTGAACTTTGGGTCATACTTAAAAGCGTACATATATCCAGGCTCAGGTCTCCCAACCCTCCTCTTTTCAGAAAACTGTTTGACAACGTTGCTAGGTCTATAATTACCCGCCGCTTGAGCCGCAGCGTCACGATACCATGTGCGAGCGGCTTTAGTCCTCGCAGGAACTTGACCTGATCGGACGCCGTTGTAAATGAGTTCTTTGAAAATTAGCATATATCTATTTATAACGGTTATGACAAATCTTTCTCAGTTAAAATCTTAAATTCCCAATTTCTATCCTTACAATAATCAATGGCCGCTTTCCATTTAGCATCATTGACACCCCATTCCATAACTTCTTGAATGTATCGCTTCGTTTTCTTAGTTTTCTTTTCTGGAGGCATAGTTTTTTGATAAGGTTTCACTTCAATTAGTATCACACGAGTCTTTCCAGACTTATCTCTGTACTTGATCTTGAAATCTACAAAGTATCGGTGATGGCGATTATCCACAGGAGATTTATATGGTATGACAACTTCCTCACTTGACCATTTTATTATTTGATTATTTCTATCGCACCATTGCATAAATTTTCGTTCTAATAAACTTCGATAAATTATATTTGTGGGATCTCCTTCATATTTAAGATAATTTTTGGGAGTATATTTACCTTTGTACCCACGGTATGTCATATTTTTATTATAAATAATTGATCGATAACTCTTATTTAGGACTGCAAAATGGCACGTACTGTGTTTGCAATAACCGCAGATGGGGAAGAAGCAGCATTCCCTAATAACTCTGGATGGCCTGTATCTCAAGGCGGGTCCATGCAAAACATCCAACGATACAGAGCATTAACCTTAAAAGATGAATTGCAGTATCCACTCAGCAATGACAATTTCAACGTAGCGTTTGCACGATTTAAATTTTTAGATGCATTCGGTGGGAAAATAACAGAAGCACCTAATGTAAAAATAAAACTACCCCCACAATTTAATATCAATCAGGTAGCAGAATATATGAAAGGTGATGCCATCTTCGGTGCGGGAAGTGGCAATGAAAATGTATACAATACAGTCTCCAGTGGAGCGTATAGCCAAGCTAGAGCTGCAGGTGGGGATGGTTTTGATGCGGAAAATTTCGCAATGACCGCAGCTCAAGCAT